TCATTTTAAATTCAGTCTCCAATCCAGATCACCACGGGCAAGTCCGAGAATCAGAAGTTCAGCGGTTGCGATATTGGTAGCAACCGGGATATTATACTGGTCACAGCGCATGACTATAGCCTGAATATCAGGTTCTTTTGGATCCATCATAACAGGATTATAAAAAAGAATGACCATATCAAGATCCTGACGCTCTACCATTTCCATAAACTGTTTGTCTCCGCCAATGCTTCCTGCAAGAAACTTATGCACATGAAGGTTTGTGGCTTCTTCAATTCGACGACCGGTAGTTCCTGTGGCATAAACCTCATGCTTGGCGAGTATATTCTTGTATGCGATACAGAAATCTTCGATAAGTACTTTTTTACTGTTGTGTGCAATGATTCCTAAATTCATCGTTCATCTCTCCATTTTCACCAATACATTACTGGTTTTTTAGTTATAATATAGCTATTCTCATATATTATAACAAGTCAACAAAAAATTGGCAATTATTTCTTGAAAATTTATACAAAAAAACAGTGCAGTCCGGAATCTGATTACAGATTTTGGAGCTGCACTGTCTTTATCCTGAATAATTCAGGAGTTTAGGTTATTGATCAGAATGCTCAGTACTGTTCGTTCTGGGAACTTCCGGACATCTGGCGTTCCTGCTGTTCGATCATCTTTTTAAATAAGTTCACCGAACAACGCATACTTTTTCCACTAACAAATGACATTTCTGTCGTAATTCCATCTTTCAAATAAAATACCAGCTTTGCTTCTTTTTCGCCTATTGGATTAACAACTATTTTTTTCAAAAAACTGTCTACAACTGTCTTGGTTATGTCGTCCGGGCTGATTCCATCAAGCTGTTTTATGGAATGTGCAATTGCTCTGATTTGGTTTTCTATCGGAACAATATCATCCTGTATGGTTGACAGTTTTTCGATTTGCTTCTTGTATTCTTCAATTTGAGCTTCTAGTTTTTGGCTCTTTTCAATGAATACAGCATCACTAATAGCTCCGTCCAGATTGTATTCCAGTAGCTTATCACTTTTGCGTTCAGCGACATTTATTTGCTTTTCGAGTCTTTTAATTTCAGTTGATGCATCTGCCTGGTTCATGGATGAATGATATATTTTAATGAACTTTTCGGCAATTTGTTCAATATCACCAGAAGATTCACGAATTAATTTCGCAATAACTTCTCGAAGTTCTCTGTCATCAATGTAAAAAGAATCACAGCTTGCAGCACCTTCTTTTATTTTCTTACTGCAAACCCATTTAACATCTTCTTTTCCTCGAAGTGTTCTTTGTTTAAGCCAATATGATGCGCCGTCATTTCCGCAAATAAGCATCCCTGTGAACACATTTTCACTCTTTTTGATAGATGTTCTACGGGTTTTTACAATCTCGCCACGTGCATCAATATATTCGTTTGCTTTTTTCCACACTTCTTCGTCAACGATTTGTGGAACATGGCTTCCGTCGTCTTTAAACATCACCCATTCTGATTCTGGAAGAAACTCCTGCTTTTTGGTGAACATATCAACAATCTTAACTTTACCACCGGCATAATATCCTTTATACTTTGGGTTTCTTATAATGTGGCGAATAACATTCCTGTCGATTTTACCGCCTTTGTAATTGCGATAGCCCATGTTGTATAATTTTTTTTCTAATTGAGGCGTTGTCCATTCACCGGATGCATAGTCTTCAAAAATCATTCTAACCATTTGAGCTTCAGATTCATTTATCGTGAGTTTTCCGTCTTTTTTGTCGTACCCGTAAATCCTAGAGTTCCCAAGGACAACCCCGTTTTTAATAGATTGCTTGTGTCCAAATTTAACACGGTTAGAAAGCTTTCGGACTTCATCTTGTGCGACGCCAGCCATGATCGTCAATCGAAGTTCGCTGTCTTCATCAATGGTGTTGATGTTGTCATTCTGAAACCACACGCATACGCCCCAAGAAAGCATTTGCCTGGTATACTGGATACTGTCAAGTGTATTTCTGGCAAAACGCGTGATCTCTTTTGTGATAAGCATATCAAATTTCCCGTTCTTTGCATCTTCAAGCATTTCTTTGAACTGCTCACGATGTTTGGTTTGTATGCCAGATATGCCATTATCAATATATCCTTTAGCAAACTTCCAGTTTCTATTGCTTTTAATGAATTCTTTATAATACTGGGTTTGGTGTTCAATGGATACCTGCTGGTCTTCGGAATCTGTACTTACACGAGCGTAAAAAGCAACTCGTAAATTCAAATCATAAATAGAACGGGTTCTTAGCCTTTCTCTTGTATGGTATATGTTCATTTCGATTCTCCTTCAAAAAGGAGCGAAACCATTTATATTATACTCCATACAATGATTTCGCTCAATGCTTTTTAACATTTATTTATTTGCGTGATGATTTTTGTATATACTTCTCGACTTATTATACCTTCATCATATAATCTCTTATTTATAATCAGCATGACTATCTTATCGGTCACATGACATCCCTCCTAATTCACAAAATCAAAAATATTCATCTGTCCTTGTATTTCTTCTATTTCATCTTTTGTAAAAAATTTGCAGGCTGTCCAATTTGGATTCCAGTCAGTATCCAATTCGTAATTTAAGCATTTGCATCTTTTGACGTTTTTAAACATCGCGCATTCAAAGCATTGATGTTCATAGTTCGTACCGCCCGAACGCTTGTACATTTCGCTGATTCTTCTCATAGGCTGATGTCCTTCCATAATTCCGGGCATCTGGCAAAGTCATGCTCGCATTCTGTATATATGATGCATTTGTGGCAATCATGCCTACCAATTTGCTTTGCGTATTGTCGTATTACTTTCCTACATATAAGCACCAGTTCTGGCGTGATATCTAACTTTTCGTCTTTGCCCTCCATACTTTTCTCCTTTTCTTTGTTGCTGCATATTCAAATTTGCCTTCTTTTATGCAATCTCTTGGGTCACATCCTCGACTATGGCCGACCACAAAAATATAATCGCACGGTTGCATTTTCCCTGATGTACCGTTTGATTTCGGATAGAACCTACAATCTATGCACTGACGATTAGTCAAATTCTGAATTTCTTGTGGTGTCAATTTTTTCCACGGTTTACGCTTGTTTTCCATTTTCACCGCCTTGAATCTTTTTGATAAGTTCCTGTTTCATTGCGTCCGCTATGTGTTCCCTGACTGATTCTTCAGGAAAAGGGATTTCCAATGATCGCTCTAAAATTCTGTTCGTAATGCGGTCATCATATTTCAATCGGGAAATAGGATAATTACTGGTGAAAATTGTGGTTTTCTTGTCCACATACCGACCATTGATGATTCCGTAGAATTTTTCATTAATCCAATCTTTCCCAGATTCCGCACCAAAATCGTCAATAATTAGAATATCCGCATAGGTCAAATCACTAATTAGCTTATTCTCTGCGTTTTTTCCTCGTTCTCCCCATGTTGACTTTATCTCATCGAGAATTTTTAGGGATGTTGTAAATTTTACCGATTTCTGATGCTTTTCTATCATCTCATTTGCCATGCTGCATACAAGCCTTGTCTTTCCAGAGCCTTTAGTATTTGAATATATGTACAGCCCAATTCCCTGTTTCTGCATCTGTTGGATATTTTCGAGCCAATATTTAACAGCTTTTGCCGCCTGTATGAATATTTCCTTACTTTCTGGAAGTTGATACACGCTGCTTTTCATATTTGAAAATCTGCATTCCTTGTACATATCCGGCATTTCAGCAAATTGCAGCTGGTTCTGCAAAATCATCTTCTTTCTGATTCCGCAATGGCATTCTTCGCAATATGGAATGCCATTATCATCCCTTGACCATATCCAACCAGAACCGCCACAATCAGGACAATCAGTCTGCAAATGGAGTGTCTGAGATTTTGCTTCCTCCGCATTGTTCAAATGGGATAAGCGGTTTGACATGTCTTTGAGCTGTTCTAGTGGTTCCATGTTGCCCCTCCTTGTTGTAGTTTCCTTCCAACGTCTTAAGGAAATTATTTGGTTTAACAAACCAGTCAAATGTTATCATCCAACCTCTGTTATTCTCTCCTCGAAGAAAATCACTGTTACGGACGTTGTTGATTGCATTAAGAACTTCATCAATTCCGTATTCGCGGATTCGCCCTTTGAGTAACTGATATCTTTTTGATGATGGTTTGATATCACGTATCGGATTGATGCCAACTTCCTGTAATTTGTTCCATTCCTCGATGACACGTCGGACATCAGTCTGACATATAGTATCTAAAGATACTATTAATTTATTATCTTTCTCTTTATCTATATCTTTATCTATATTTAAACCTTTATCTGAGTGCGTCTTTGTTGCGTCTTTGTTGCGCCTTTGTTGCGTCTGCCGTCCAGAACGTTCTATCAGCCGAGTATCATCAATCGGATTCCCACCCGTCAAAGAGTAACTACCGTTATCCTTTAAAAGCAACATTTTCTTTTCGTCTGTATATGACGTTTCAACATACCGATCTCTTGACAATGTGTTATGCATTCGCCAGTGTTTGATTACTATTACACCGTCTTCAAACGTAAGAACAAACCTTTTTGCAATCAATAATCGCAGATCATCTTCGCTTGCTCCTGTGATTTTCATTATCCTTTTTGGGTTTCCAATAAATCCATCATCGTCAGCCCTCATATTCAAATGGAAATATAAGCATTGCGTTGTTGCCGGCATATCCAAAAATGCGTCACTGTCAACAATTTTCATCGTAAACATTCGTTTCTGTGCCAATTCTAAAATTCCTTTCTCCAATTCCTGGTTTTTCAAAAGTGTTTATTTTAATTCAACTTCAATTCCATTGATTTTCACTTCTCCATTTACCGGAATTACAAGAGATGGAATGCCGTTTATTTCTTTCAGTTCAATCAGAGCAATTTTATCTGGCTGGATGCAGATTGTTGCATCTGGTGTTACAATTTTTGCAGTTTTTGAATTATGAATATTGTCAAGAGTAACAGGCTCATTGCTGAAATACATTTCCCAGTTTTCTTTAAAATCCGACAACTTCTCGTCTGGAACTCCGCAATATCCAAAAATCTGTTCCATTTCATCACATGACACGGTTACCATCTCCGGGCTGTCTTTCTTCTGTTCTCTTACTTCCTGCAAAGATTCAACCAGACTTTCCGCGAAATTGAATGTTGTATTTCCTTCGAAATTGTCCATGATAAAATCTGAAAAGACATTGATCTCGTTGCCGGGTATACGGGGAATTGGCGTGCCAAGAACATTTTCAATGAAGTCGGGATGAATATTCTTTATGTTTTTGTTGAAATACAAGGTTCCATGAATATCAGTGCTTCTGTCATTGAATACAGGAAATAAGAATCCTGTTTCTGGTCTTGAGACTACCCAATCACGAATTCTGTCTTTGATGTTATTTTCAGCCACATCATAGCTAAGCCCAGCCTTTGAAAGATTTACTGGACAAATGCTGCAGAGAATGTGGTCGTAGATCTCATCGGATGCATCAAACATTTCCTGACCATCGGAAGATTTACCAGGAATGTCATAAACAGCGTGGATCAGGATTATATAATAATTCTCACCGTAATCATAATTTTCAATGATTTTGTCGTAGAATTCGTCCAAAAGTTCATCATTTTTAAGCTTACTTGCTCTGATCCGCATAAGAAATTCCTGTGTTCCACCCTCTTTTTCCTGTGATAATGGAAAATCAAGGTTTATAAGGTTTTTTCCAAGTCTGCCAGAAATGGTTTTCTTGAAAATGTCAAAATACTTAAACATTTCTTCCTCTGGAAGAGACAGGAATGCTTCTTTAATTTTGGTTTTCTTATTCTTTTCTGCGTCTACATAACAACCACAAATGCGTGTGATTGTGCAATTGGCTGGAGTAAACTGTTTCTTAATTTCTGCGATTTCTTTCTTATTCATTCTTTTCCATCCTTTCTGCTTCTCTCGCTTGTTTCTTCTCAATCCACTTATTAATTTTATCTTCGGAAATCATATACATTTGCTTTAGCATTTCGATGCAGATCAACACATCTGCAATTTCTTCTGTCATATTATCACGGTCGATTTTTCCACGTTTTTCCTTACTGATTGCTTGTATCAGTTCCGCACATTCTTCCATACAGACGGTTGCCTAAATTTCTGCTCCGTAATGGTCAACGCTTCTAGCAATAACGCTTTCGTCAATGTCATTTGTCATCTTCTTCACCCCAATCTAATTTCTGACCACACTTATTGCAGTAAAAATCCGACTTATAAAGTCCCTCTCTATTACAAACCGGACAATCACCTTTTGTCGTATAATATCTGCCTGAAAAGTCAAGGATAGTCTTTATATTTTTAGGCTTCTTTGGAATCTGCTTATGTAATGCATTCATTGCTATTGCAACTGCTTTATCGAGATATGGAGTCGGTCTATCATCATAATGTATTCTAAAATGATCTGTTAATCTTTCAATAGCTTCTCTCTCATCCACAATATTCCTCCTTCACTAATTCAAAACAATCTTCTTTCCATTTTAGAACATTATGAAAATCGAACGAACTATATCCTACGTGGTAATAATCCTCGCCAACTTTCTTATATTTTAATTCAAAATATGGCTTGTCATCTACGATTCTAAAAATCTGTTCTAATTCCGTTACAATTTCCTTTTCGACTTCAACAGGAATACTTGCTTTTTCCATTTTGTTAATCCTCCGCTCCAAACATTTTTCTTAAACTATGCTGATAATTTTTCACTGTTCGTTCAAGAGTGCTATAAGCCGGCCTCAGTGTGCATCTTTCTTTGTACCCGTCACATTTAGTTCCGAATAGAATAGTGTTTCTAGATATACCGTCTTGACTAGCGCAACATTTATTCATTCTTCATCTCCTCCAACTTCTTCTCAGCTTCCTCACGTGTGAGAAATACTATTCTTCCAATATCTTCTAAACGGTAGCAACTTTCTCCCATATCTTCTTTACCTATTGCGTCAAACCTTACAGCACGTTCATTTTTGTAACAGAGAAAATGAATTTCTGAAACAGTCATTGGAATAATCGGTTGCTTGGCTCCGGCATTCACTCTATAAACCGTGTCTCCAATCTTACACGGCAATCTCACAAGCAAGCCCTGTTCTTCTAAATCTTCATAATCGCAAAGCTTTTGCGCCGCTGAAATGTAATCGTGCTGTTTAACCCAGGCATCTGATTCTCCGTCTGGCGTAATATCATATCTTTCCGTTAATCTCTCCATTTACTTCACCTCTTTCAACTTCTCCACCGCCAGATTCGATGCATTTACAAACATCTGCAATCCGCTCAATAAACTCTCTTACTGTCATTTCTTTTGTCCCGAGAAGTTCTGATGCCTCATAGAAAGCAAAGTCTGATCTGACACTTGCCGCATAAGTTATATCATATTCATAAAATTTTAAAATGTCTGGAAAATATTGTGTTTGTAATGGCTCGCAATGGTCTTTTCTATACCAATGAAATTCCTGTTTCTCAGCTTCTTTGAGAAGCATTTCATTTTCTTCTTTTGTTCTAACCAGAACACATGTGTTTCTTAAATCAATCATCTATTTCACCTCACAAAAATATATTCTTTTCTTCGCGCTTTTTCGCGCATTCTTCGCAAATAAAAATTGCTTTCGGATACCTAAAACGGCTATCATTAAGTATCGGATAATCCGGTTCATACGCTGTGATTTTCCATTTGCCACAAACACTACACTTTTTCACAGTTTCGCTTATATTTATTGCCATGCATCATTCTCCTCCTGTAATCTCATCAATACACTGGTTCCAACCAATCTTGTAACTAGGCATCTTCCCATTGCTTTGAAAATACTCTCTTCCGTACACTCCTGTTAATTTCATTTTATCTGGCAATGGCTTCAATGGACACCATTCAGGTCTAATACTCAAATCTGTAATATCTCTATTGTTTACTCTACAGAACGGGTGAGACACTCCACTGCGTAAAACGCATAAAGCACAATATTTTGGCGTATTTATCACTAATACTGATTTACTCATAATTCCTCCTTAAGACAACAATACACTATTGGATAGCCAGTATCACAATCACAATTGTTGTAATCAATGTCTTCCAATGCTTTACTTTTTGCTATTTTCTCAGCTTCTTCTTTTGTATCGGCTTCAATATCGTCATAATCAATTGATAAGCTCATTCCGACACTTACATGCCATTTGCTCATTCAACTCCACCGCCTTTCACGATTTCTACCGCCCTGCTCAGTCCAGCATTGTATCCTTGATGTACATCAGATAAGATACATTCGGATTCGATGAATTTATCTCTTTTCAATTCGTTGATAACCTTGTCCACATCAAAAGCTGTCGGCTGTTCGTCAATAACTGCACCTATTGCAAAATCCATATCCGAATTTCCAAGAGAGTCAATTATTTTGTCTGCATCAATTAAACGCATTTATTCATCCTCCCACACTCCCAATAACCGCATTCTCTCATACAGTACAGCGACGGTCTTGCGTCTGTATCCGTAGAAGTCCTTCGGGTTCATTGGAATGTATTTTTCTTTGCTGATTTTCCTGTAACTTTTCCGGTGTAGGATATTCTCGATAACCATATCCGCTATCACCGTGTTTTTCGGACAAGCTGACAAGGCAGCACCGGAAAGCAGGTATCCGTACTCTACCGGGAAGTCTTTCAGCATCGTATTCAGTTTTTCAATGTCCTCTGCTGGAATACCGTAGTCTTTCAGCTTTTTATTCCTTGTCAGCATGTCGTTCTCCTTTCTATTTGTCTGGGTGGTGCTTGTCGTACATGATTGCTACGCATACAATACCAACCACTCCGACTATGATTCCAAGGGCGAATCCTAATAAAAATGTAATCATGGCTCATCCTCCTCGTGCACCTTGAAAGTAAAATAACAATCAAGCTCCAGATCGCCATCGTAACACATAGTGCATTCAAGCTCTCTGCCCCCTGCTTCTACGCATTTTTGAACCAACGTGTTCAGGGCATCTCCAATTTCTTTGACGTCTTTATTGATATATTCAATCATATTTAATCCTCCTTATATAGTTCTGGAAGTGGCATCCAGGCAATAACTTTATACATCATTGTTCCTCCATATCCATCTGAATATTTATCCCATTCAAGATACCCATATTTCTTTTCATTCCAGTATCCGGCATCACCAAATTTTAAATAATTCGCAATTCCCAAAAATGTATCAGGTGTTCCATAGACTTTTTCAAGTGTTACAAGATATTCTTTTTCATTTTCCGGTAATCTCTCGCTGACCGGAATCCAACCATTTTCTTTCTCGTCATCCATATTTTCGATATAATCCATGATTTTAAGTCCCAACTCGTAAGCTGTTCCCTCGAAAGGTCTTCCATAAGGGTTTATTGTCCTTTTTATGTAATCGTATATTTTATGTTTATCGCTCATGCTTCCACCTCCTCATAAGTTTCTCTGAATATATTTGGTTTACACGGATAAAATTCACCGTGAACGCCGCGGATGATATAATCACCAATATTCGCCAAATGTTCACCCTCTAGTGTCTTAATAACCAATCCGCCCTGAACCTTCCAATGGTCAATATAGAAATTCTTACCTTCTGCCGACATGTACTGATCTACACACTGATAGTCCGTCAGGAAATCGAACATTTCTCGATGATTTGCACCAGTCCACTGCACTGCGTCAATTACAACTGGTTTTTTTCTGTACCTCATACTTCTACCTCCAAATCTTCTGGCATCTGAAAGACCATATTCTTTTTAAAACTTTTTATAAGTTCTTCGAAACCATTGACGCGAATATCGTTTGACTCTACAATTGCTCGATGTCCTGTAAATCCTGTCAAAAAAGTACAAGTAATTTTGTATTCTTCATAGACTTCCTGAATCATATCCAGTACTTTCATGGCTTTTGCTTCCGTTTCGTAATGTCCAAGAATTATATAGTCGCTATCTTCAATACCAGATATACCAAAGCAGATAACTTCGCTATCCATTACATAAAAGGTGATATTGTTAGTGCTTACAAGATACTTTTTGTTCTGACTTCTGATTAACATTTTGTGTCCTCCTTATTTCGTGTGACCGGTAATCCTAGTTCTTTTTGCTTCTCTGCAATTCTTAACGGAATGTACAATTTATGGTATTCTCTTCTACAAATATCACAGTTTCCATAGCAACCCTAACATGTTTTCCTTTGAGATTAATCAAATCCTCGACTCCAACTATGTCCATACTTCGCATGATTGCTTCAAGCCCAGATGCAGAACCTTTAAATTCTCTTGCTCCGAGATAACCCTTTCCAAGTACATATCCGCCGTATACGCATCCCCATCCACCACCGGAAAGAGATAAGTCAAGTGTAAGTACTCCGTGGTCTCTGAAATTCAATGATACACATGTGATTTCGGCATTCATAAGTTTATATCCCTCTGCGGCAAGAGATTTTTCTGACCATTTTTTCATATATCTTCCTCCTCATAATCATTGCAGTAAAGTGAACCGTAATCCCATGCTAACGTACAACAATTACGGAATCTGCATTTGCTACAGTCTGTCATTTCCATGAAATTTCTCCTTTCAGAACGGGCACAAATTCAAATCAACTTCCAGTCCAGCCCGTCCAATCTGAACCAGAACATTACTTCCTGCGACTTCCTGTATTTCTTTCTGTATTTTACGGGAATCTGACGTTTGACCGCTCAAATGTACCAGTGTTACCGTTCGAAGCGATTCTGTGAAATTTTCCTTAATGAATTGCTTACAAGTTGATAAAGAGCAATGCCCTTTTAATCTATGGCTGTAGTTAGCTTCTGTTTTGTCCACCAATTCTTCACAGTAGTTACACTCAATTACCATATGCTCAACTTGCATTCTGTGGAAACTATAGTTGCAATATTCAAAATCGGTCATATACAGAAGCTTTCCCATTTCTTCATGCTGTACCAGATAGCCGTAATTCGGACACGGGATAAGTATTTTTGCCTCTTTATCATATGTCGTATGCGGCAGCTCAAATGGAGTCACGATAAACGAAACAACTCTAAATGGGTATCTTTCTGGAACACCTTTCATCAGTTCACCTGTTTGGATGTTCATGTCCTCAACTGTCTCGTCGTTGGTGTAAATCTGAATGCCTGCATTCATTATTTCCTTGAATGCTTCGGTGTGATCGCCTTAACCGTGTTCATGTGAAAGAAGTACAGCTTCAACATTGCTTATCTGGTAGTCAATCCCTCTAAGGATTTTCTTGTAGTTACATCCGCAGTCAAGGAGAACAATCTCGCCTGTACTTGACTGCAAAGCGTAACAATTTCCTTTAGTACTTCCTGTTGAAATTACTCGCATGAACAAATGGCATCACCTCGCTTTCTGTGCATTGCATTTATGCTTCTAAGATATTTTCAACTTCATCTATGGCTTTCTCTAAATCGGAATAGGCATATGGTATGTCTTTTCCTCTATTTAGACTCTCTAATTCCGCATAACTTACTTTGCACATGCTATCTCGCATTAATTTGAGTTCCCTCAACGTAAGTTCAATGGTTATTACATGTTCCCAGTCCTTCTTGCTGTCTACTCTCTTCATGCTTCATCACTCTTTCTTAGAACCCCATAACTTTCTAAAATATTTCGGCAATCCTTTATCAATGTATATTTTTCTTGAGATTCATATTTTATATTGCCACTTTCAAAAACTGACTCTATTTCAGAATCGTTCGCCACCGCTAAACATACTCTAATGACGTCCAATTCTTTTAAAGTAATATCAATTTTGACGTTTTGGTTTAAGTCTATTTCTTTTATTTCTCTCATACTCCATCCTCCTCCGGGAATCTGAACACGATGTTTGCCGGTTCGAATTTCATATCTGGGCTGTTAACCATTGTTTTGATGATTCCAAAACCTCTTGCAGCCATTTTTATGCATTCTTCGCAATCGTCATCGCTCATTTCAACGTTTTGTGCAAGAAACATTCCTGCATACACTTTGTGCAACGCTTTCATAGCTTTTTTGGCTTTTTCATTTGTCGAATAACGAGCCATGACTGTTCCTTTTTCACCAACTATTGGCACATATACTCTTATGATATTTTCTGTTCTACTTAATGCTGCGATTTCATAAGGAACATCAAATTCTCCGCTTTGACTAATTAATCTCACTTCATTCTCCTTTCAATTTCTAAATCCATACTATGGCATTACCTTTAAATCTTCATTCGCCATCAATTATCATTTCCTGATTCAAAGATTGAAGAAGAAAAGATACAAGCTGGGCGAACACCAAGTTCGTTGCTGCTGCAATTGAGGCGGCTGAAATAGCCCGAAGGGGAAACAACGGTACTTGTTGTACTGTAATCATTTACTGGTGTACTCCATGGCGTAATCAACCACCACCATTTCGGCATGTTCGGCAGTAATTTACGATATTTCCGGTACTCATCCACAGTCAAAAGTGAAATCTTATCTTCGCAATGTCCGTATTCTGTCTGGCCGTCCAAAGAAAGCAAATCTCGATCAAACTCAATAACTGCATCTTCTCCAAACTCGTCCGTAATTTTTTTAAGAAAACGAGTATTTAACTCATTTCTCAGTTTACTCAAAATCCAGTTATTTGAATCTGAATCAAATGTTCTTTCTTTTCCATCAAATCCATTCAAAATGGCAAAATATCCTTTTTCTGTCTTATCAAGAATCAGCCATTCCATACCTGCAAGTTCAATAGCTTTTCCGATTTCCGGCTTACCGATGTGCTTTTTCTTGAATTCCGTGAACTCTTTACTTAATCGGGATAATTCATCTTCAAAATATTTCAGATTTTTCTTCATAATCATTCCTCCGCCTTAGATACAAAGATATTAGATTTTAAGATACAAACTGGGCGAACACCATACCCGTAGTTGCAATTGCCGTTGCCGATAATGCCCGAAGGGGAAACAACGGCAAAGGCTTTCTCACATCCACGTTCTTTCGTTGACCATGGCGATAATGTCCAATACCAATCGTTTAAACATGGATTCGGTGTGATATCTGTATATCTGCGTACTTCATCAAACGTAATCGGTCGAATTTTACAATCAACAGTCCCCAATTTCTGTCCATCCGCAGTGATAATATCTGCTGTGTGTGTTTCGATATTTTCTGCCCCGAATTCTTTTTCGAAGTCTTTCAGAATTTCAGTGTCACACAGTTTCTTTACTTTTGATGTTTTGTAATCTGAGGTATCACCAAATTTTACATTTTCTTTCACCAGATCAAGTGAAATAATTTTCGTTGTATCTCCATACTGTTCCAGAACCTTGTATTTACGCTTTCCAGTGGTCTGAAAAACATCTCCACGTTTCAGTGTTGACAGTAAAACCTTGTCAGTTTCTTCCTGCTTTTCCAGAAGTTCAACCAGTTCCTTGGCTTTCTTTAAAATTTCTTTATTGTTCATATCACATTTCCTCCTGTTTCATAAAATCCGGAATCTCTGGCTCTTTAACTGCTGCCGGGACTGGTTCTTTCTCAGCTGGCTGTACAACTTCTGCGACTGTTGGCTGCTTCGGCTGTTCTTCAATTGCCATTGGTTCTGGGATGAATTCCTCTTTGTTGGCATTCTGTTCGATTTCTTCCTGTACTTCTCTATACGTAGCATCCATTGTGTTATATTCATAAGCCTGCACCGGATTATCCCATTTTTTGGGAATGGACTTCATAATGTTGTTACGCATTTTACGAACAATCATAGATTCTCTCGACTGTGTTTCGTAATAAGACGGTGAAATATACGGTCTTAATTCTTCACAATCAATAATTGCTTCCAGCTCTCCGATTTCAGCAACTTTTTTCATAACTTCTTTTTTCTTTGCTTCAATCTGAGCTTTCTGTGCATCTGTAGCTTTATATCTATCTGCACAGATGCCAAAAGTTTCATTCTGAAGATTATTCTTGATATGTGCTGCAAGATTTTTCAGTACATCTGCTCTTTCACAAGAAAGATATTCAATATGTCCGTCCTTGTACTGAATCGGATATACGACGCGAACTACTTTGCCCACACCGGATTCTTCCCATTCTGGCGGTGTGATTTCCACGCCTCTGTGTCTTGGTGGGATATACTTATCTCCCTCTCTGACTTTCCAATACGGGAACACTTTAGATACATTGACACCATATCTACTCACAAGTGCGTCATTTCCATCTCCCTCAATCGCAAATTCGATTTTCTTCTCCCACTGAGGTTTCTGCCCTTTCGCTGCTACGTTTACGTTTCTGATCTGGAAATAGCATTCTCTCGGCTGTGCATTTGCGTTCAGCTTTAATGCTGCGACTTTACTCAGGATAAATTTAAGATTAGAACCGTTGATTGCTTCAAAACTCACACCGCTCTCATGCACCATCTGGAAAATAGATCCCATTGCCGCTACTACGCAATCTTTTGAGTAGGAATCAAATTCCATTCCTCTTGAAGTCAAATCTCTTTCCATTAAATCGACATAACGATTTGTGTAGTAGGAAAGCTGTGTGTTAAAATTTGCTACCTGTGTGTTTTCTGCCATTTTAATTCTCCTTTTCTTATATTAATCAACTCGTTTTTGTTTGCATTTCTGTTCAGTTCTACACTTCACCAAAACAAATCATAACCGAGCTACGCTCTGCCTATCCTTTGCTCATCTTCTCTACTCTGTGCCTTTGCTATACTTTACTTTTCTATTCCGTGCTTCGCCTATACGTATCTTTGCCCTGCCCTACTTCGCCAATGCTTTACATTTCTTTACATCACATTGCTCTGCTGCGCTTTTCCGCTACCTCACTATGCGAAACCTCTCTTTACTTTGCCAAAACGTATCAACTCTTTTCAATTCCATAACTTTGCCCTTCTGCACCTCTCAGTACCACTCCGATACATTACTTTGCTACGCTTCGCCGAAGCAAATCATTACCCAGCAATTCTGCGCCTTTGCTTTGCCTATCATAACTACATTCAGCCATGCCGTAACTTATTTTGTGATTTCAGTCCATTTGAAACGGCCTTTGCCTGAGTTTCGCCACTGACCAATGCCATTGAATGCACCATAATCAAGCCAGTCGATTACATATTTCATCAGTGAATCATCCAGTACTCTGATTGTGAACTCTACTGTCGAACCTGCCGGAACTGTTTCGCTATCTGCCAACGAAATTCGTTCGCCCTGTGCTGTCTGCGCTCTCAGTGGTCTCTGACAATCAGAAAGTTCTGTACCTTCTGGAAGAATAAAAGGAATTTTGCGTTCGTTTACAAATACCAGTAAGTCAATTTTTTTCTTATAAGCTGCAAGTTTCTTTGCTCCTCCGATATAGGAACCGGCCTGTGCAGCTGACTTAAAGAATCCTCTGATCTGGTAGTCCCAAAGGAACGGATTGCCGTTATCATCTTTCGGAAATACTGTTCGACCTTTTTCAATAACTTCTTCAACTCCTAAAGCTTCAACTTCCTGTTCTCTGGAAGGTGCATCTGGTGCTTTTGATGCAATAAACTTCTCATGAATATCTTTTTCCGCATTTGCTGTTCCCAGAACTTCCTCTAAAAATGTTAATCTGACTTTCATTTCTTTCATCTCGTATTCCTCCGATTTTTATATTTTGCTTAATGCTTTGCTTGTCAAGACCATGCTCCTCCGCTGCAATTCAATTCTACGCTATTCCTTTTCCTTTCCAAACCTTGCGTCGCTTAACCTCGCCTTGGCTTTTCTGTGCGTTTCTACACTTCTCCTTTGCGATTCTCAGCAGTGTGCTTTTATGCCGTGGCATTTCATATCTGTTCTATGCATATCCCTTGCCTCGCTTGTCATTGCTTCGCTTTGCCGTTTCAAAGCTGACTATGCTAATCCTATTGCGTTTTAATCACAATAACTTCTACTACAGAATGGGCACACTGTAATTAACTGCCCTGCTGCACTTTCAACGGAATACCCGTGTGTTTCTTTTCCGTACCGTGTCCGTCCTTCCTCAGAATAGATATTCTGGTGGCAAGACCAACAGATACCATTGCCCGGTGCAAAACGTGGTAATATCTTTGTTTTGCAGTACCAGTCCTGTGCTTTGATTGCTTCTGGAATGTTATATGTAGTTGTCGCCATATTAAATTCCCTCCACTTTTAATTCATCGTCGGAAACTTTAAGTAGAATCATTTGTCTGCCTGTATCTGGTATTCTGTCAGCATTCACACTTTCAACATCATCAACCCAAATCGGCAAATTCAAGCCGTTCAATTCCTGCAAACCAGTCACGAGGTCAATGTTGCAAAGAATCTGATCAGAGTGATTTAATCCATCAAAATATCCGATTCCATCACAAATCATCTTGCAAGTTTCCACCGGCTCACCGTCCTGCGTATAGTCCAAAAATTGAAACTGAAAGTGCTTGAAATGTGGATTGATAGCTTCCGCAAGCTTCTGATTCTTTTTGATGGAAAATTCTTTCAACATGTCAAGTTTCTGCTGAATATCGGAATCTTCCTGACCTAATTTCTTTCTGTCCGTATTTAGTTGTTCGAGCGTTTCTGCCTGTTTCTGAACTCCCTGTTTTGCCATCTCGATTTTTGTTTCGATTCCTGTAAGTTCCTTTTCAGCAGACATTCTTTCTGCCTGAACTGCTGCATTTTCCTCAGAATTATTAGTCAGTCCGTCAAGCTGTTCCTGTTTCTTCTGGATTTCTGCTACAACTGCCTGATACTCTTCGTTTCCAGACATATCTGGCTCTGCCGGAAGCTTCTCTAATTCCTGATTTTTCTGCGCAATCTCAGATGCCAGAGCAGAAATATTTTTCTTTGTCTGTTCAATCTGCGATTCGATGTCTTTGCGCTTTTCCTCAACTTCTTTTCTTCTGGCTACTTCGGAATTGCCTTCTTCTGTAATGTCTTTAAGTTTCTGCTGTTTGTCTGCTTTAAACTGCTCTTTTTTCGCAAGTTCTGCATGGATTCTTTCCTGTTTCTTCTGTTCAAATTCAGTTTTAAGACGTTCAACCTGTTCTTCTGGCAAATGCTGTCCACAGGTCGGGCAAATAGCTGATTCAGGGTCAAATTTTTCGTTCTGTATGGCATTTAAAGCTGTTTCATCAAATGTAGACGCATACGTCTGTTTGTATTTCTCCTGTAAAACCGTAATTCTCTGCTGAATACGTTCCGGTTTTTCGGCAGTAGTAAGGAAATTTTCCAGAACACGGAGATTGTCTTCTTCCTGTTTCTGCTTAAATCGCCTGTCATTTAACAAGGAAACGATTTTTCTCTTTTCTTCCTGTAATGCTTCTGCTGCATTTGAAATAATCGCATATCTGGACTTCTTAAGACCTACAATTTCATAGGAAAGTTCATCGTATGCTTTTCCAGAATCACTCAGCTGTTGTTCTTTCTGCCTCAGCACGATCAAATGATTTAAAACTTGTTCTCTCTTTTCTTCAAGAACTGCTGCGTCTGGTATTCCTTGTTCCTTTAAGGTATCAATCTCAACCTTTTTGACGTCAATTTTCTTCTGGATATCTTTTCTGTCTTTGTTGAGTTTTTTCACAACTTCCTCGACAGAATGATTCTTGATGATTTCCGAAACTTCTGGATTGTCCTGCAATACTTTATCCGCATTGAACCCTGCCATCTTTTCAAGCGTTGCTCTGGCACTTGCTGTTGATTTTCGAAGTTCATTCAGGAATACTCTGGCATTGCTGCACATCATAATGGTTTCTGGGTCTGCAATTCTTTTTAAGAAATCTTTGTATTTTGTCTGGTTGTAATCAAACCCATCAACCTGATATTTTGTGGTGCTGGAAGATTTACCCTTCTTCGTTTCCTTACGGATCACGGTTTCTTCTCCATCAATCAGAAGTGTGAGTTCTCTGGATACGACACCCTCAACTTCTTCTCCGTCTTCTTTTCTTCTGACATTATTCGGAGATGTACCGTCTGCAAGCTTTCCGGTCAGCGCATCAAAATATGCGTCCATCAATGTTGTTTTACCCTGACGGTTCCTGCCGGACACCATTGTTCGTGGTGCAAACTGATACTCCGCAGACTCAAACTTCTTGTAGTTTTCAATATTAATCTGTTTCAATTCTACTGTTTTCATGCTGTTTTATCCTCCAACCAATATGCTGAAACTTCATAAGCCGTTCTTTTTTCAACCTCAGTTTCAACTTTTTTTGTGTATTCTCGGCTCTGTATTCTTCCTTGCAAAAGAATGTTATCTCCAACTTCGCAACCGCTAATATATCTGGCATCTCTTCCCCAGCAAATGCACGGTATGTAGTCAGATATTCCATGTGGGCGGTTTACTGCAAGAAGGATATCTGCGATTTCTCTTCCGTTTGGTGTCTTTCTGTATACTGGCGGTTTACAGATAAATCCGTCCAAAAGAATATTATTGGTGTGATATGTACCTTCCTCTGCAAATTTAATTTCTCTTGCGAAAACAAAGAGAATTAATTTACTGTGTTTGTCATCGTGCTTGTTGTAAGAACGGAACTGTCCGTAAACTTCAACCATTTCTCCGGTATAGTCCTGTGTTACATCAATAAGCCTTTCGGATACCATAACTGGAAGAATATCCTTTGTATCGCTCAGTCGTTTTGCCGATACCTGCATTGTGTAAAACTTTTCTCCATATATTTCATGGCTAAATTCAAACTTGGATTCAATTGTCCCAATCAGTGTTGCCTGATTGTTTTCTAAAAGTTTATTCAACTCCGTTTACCCACCTTTCTATCTGCATTAAAATAGGGAGGGATATCATTGAAGACACCACCGCACTTATGCAGAACAGTTTAAGTACATCCATTTTCGTCATCCACCAGAGTAATAATGCAATCGTGGAAAATGTTCCAACCTGTGCCATTACTCCGATAAAATACATTCTTTTCCTCATATCCCTCACTTCTTTCTTTTTGTTGCTGCTGTTGCAAGTAAAGCTACTGACAGCGCTACAACTGCGACTTTCAGACGTTTTGTTTTTGCCGCCTGATCTGCGATGATTTCGCTTGCAAGGCTCTGGTTTTTAGTTACGTTTTCGGTGTGTTTTGTGATTTTAGACATAAAAAATGCCCTCCTGGTATAAATTTTCTTTTCAAATACAGGAAGGTGTGTTATACTTTACCTGTATTTAACTTACCCAATTAAGTTAGATACGTGGCTCTGCGTGGTATTTGCCGTACCCGTGGAGCCAAACTACTCTTCTGCAACAAATTCTCCGTTTACAAGTTTATAAAATGTATCTGGTTTTATCTTTGTCCCGTCTACTTTTGCGGACTTCACGTCTACAATATGGTATGTTTCGTCTTCAAATTTCTTCCATTCAGCAAGTACAATAAAGCATCCAATAGACCCTTTTGCTTTGGAACCGTATCCAATTGCCATTGCAACACTCTCTTTTCCTTCTACGGTTGCCGCTGAACGGTATCCGGTGTTGGTTGCCGCTGAACGGTATCCGGTGTTGGTTGCCGCTGAACAGTTTCCGGTGTTGGTTGCCGCTGAACAGTTTCCGGTGTTGGTTGCCGCTGAACGGTATCCGGTGTTGGTTGCCGCTGAACGGTATCCGGTGTTGGTTGCCGCTGAACAGTTTCCGGTGTTGGTTGCCGCTGAACGGTATCCGGTGTTGGTTGCCGCTGAACGGTATCCGGTGTTGGTTGCCGCTGAACGGTATCCGGTGTTGGTTGCCGCTGAACGGTATCCGGTGTTGGTTGCCGCTGAACGGTATCCGGTGTTGGTTGCCGCTGAACGGTATCCGGTGTTGGTTGCCGCTGAACGGTATCCGGTGTTGGTTGCCGCTGAACGGTATCCGGTGTTGGTTGCCGCTGAACGGTATCCGGTGTTGGTTGCCGCTGAACGGTATCCGGTGTTGGTTGCCGCTGAACGGTATCCGGTGTTGGTTGCCGCTGAACGGTATCCGGTGTTGGTTGCCGCTGAACGGTATCCGGTGTTGGTTGCCGCTGAACGGTATCCGGTGTTGGTTGCCGCTGAACGGTATCCGGTGTTGGTTGCCGCTGAACGGTATCCGGTGTTGGTTGCCGCTGAACGGTATCCGGTGTTGGTTGCCGCTGAACGGTATCCGGTGTTGGTTGCCGCTGAACGGTATCCGGTGTTGGTTGCCGCTGAACGGTATCCGGTGTTGGTTGCCGCTGAACGGTATCCGGTGTTGGTTGCCGCTGAACGGTATCCGGTGTTGGTTGCCGCTGAACGGTATCCGGTGTTGGTTGCCGCTGAACGGTATCCGGTGTTGGTTGCCGCTGAACGGTATCCGGTGTTGGTTGCCGCTGAACGGTATCCGGTGTTGGTTGCCGCTGAACGGTATCCGGTGTTGGTTGCCGCTGAACGGTATCCGGTGTTGGTTGCCGCTGAACGGTCTCCGGTGTTGGTTGCCGCTGAACGGTTTCCGGTGCTGGTTGCCGCTGAACGGTTTCCGGTGTTGGTTGCCGCTGAACAGTCTCCGGTGTTGGTTGCCGCTGAACAGTCTCCGGTGTTGGTTTTTTTATCATTGTTCCAATCAACTTGGTTCTTGATATATTCAACACCGGCTTTTACGATTCCAGCAATCCCGATCTCAGCTTTGATCGAAATACTTTTTCCAACTCTCTTGCTATCATTTGATTTTTGATCGTTTGCATCCAAATCTACTTCACAGTATCTTGAATCTGACGGTGCATAATATCTAAATACATCTAATGGAAATTCACACGCATGAAATCCTTTTTCGCAAATTTCAGCACTTTCTTCTGAATATTTTTTCCCGGTTTCGTACTGGAAATCTTGACATTTCAAATCTTTATCGAACCCTTTATAACACAGCATTTTTATTTTTCCTTTCTTTGAACTCAATTCCAAGAATTGCAGCCATATCTTCTTTTTCGATGTGATTGTCTACTTCAATCGCTATGAATCTGCTTCGTCAATATCACGAATGGATTTCTGAATCGCAGAACTAACTCCGCTTGTAACGCATTCGGTAATTGTCTTCCCGGAGATATTTGCTGTGTGCGTTACTTTTTTTGTTCTTGTAGGTACAATCTCTTTTCGAATGGCTTTAAGTTCTTCCAAAATCTGCTTGAGTAATGCATTAGTTTCTTCCATATCTCTCTCCTACATTGTCATCTGGGCATTGCAGTCGCGAATCATCATCTTTGTGTTGGTACACGGTGTCCATCCTTTGATGTATTCGACTGCTTCCTGGTATCTCAATTTCGGAATGTTATTTCTGGCATTTACATCGAAGTAAGTCTTTACATCCCTGTTGCATTCTGCAAATACTTTCTTTCCAATCTCATCATAAGCATTGGATTTCTTTCCACCCAGAACCTCGATCACCACCTTGGAAACTAGGTCACTGATGTACTTCTGCTGACCGTAATCAATAGTCATGGTATTCTCAAGTTTCTCGATTCGCTCCTCATGGTCTTGATTGCCAAGAGCCAGCAACTGAATTTGCTCTGCTACGGTCATTGGCTTCTGATAAGAACCTGTCTTACGGATTGCCGGAAGGACTTCATCCATAACCCATGATTCAAATTTCTCTGCTGACGGAAGCTTCGACTTCATAATCAAACGGTACAAATCCCCCTCATTTATATATGACATTGACTGAACGCCACTAGATGTAGGGGTGTCACGTTTTGTTACTCCCTTGCAATGGTCAAGAATGGCTTTTCTTGGATTACTGTATCCAAGAGCTTTGGCAACATCAGTGCCAACAAAGTACGGTTTACCGTCAATTTCTGCTGTTCGGATGTCCCCGAACTCTTCTGAATTAAAAATCTGTAATTCGTTCATATATCTCCTTTTCTTGTTAATCGGATTTCAAAATTTCATCTACCGAAGTTTTTAAATAATCAGCGACCTTTTTCACTTTTTCGGCAGATGGAGAAACTTCATTCCATTTACAAACACTACCTTGCGAAAATCCGCAATCTATTTCGATTTTGCGAATGGAAACATTTCGCTTTTTTGCCAAGGCTTTCACCCTGTCGTAAATCATCATTCGATACCTCCTCTCATATTTTTACTGAAAATATCACAACATTGTTGACATACCTCTGAATATATTCTATAATCAAGCTACCACACAAAATCATAAAAAATAAACTTGGGCATTCTTTATGTCCTTATTTTGTTGCGATATCTTCAGTGTCGATAGTTACATTATAAGCGATATTTTCAGAATGTCAAGTATTATTTTTGCGTTTTTTTCAGTATCGAAAGGAAACAAAAAATGACATTACGAGAAAGAGTTAAAATACTTTGTAAAGAACAGAAAACTTCATTAAATGCGTTAGAAACTGAATGTGGTTTCGCAAAGGGATACGCAAGCAAACTGGACAAAAGCACTCCTAATGCTGAAAATTTGCGAAAAATCGCAGATTTCTTCCACGTATCCGTAGATTATCTGATGACAGGGAAAGAGCCGGAACAAGATTTTTCCGATGAATCTGCACATTTGATTGCACAGATAAGAAAAGACACCGAACTTTCCGATGCATTAAGGAAATACTTCGGGTTGTCCGATGCCAAAAAGAAACATATTGTTGAATTGATTAATCTTTTAAGCGAGTGAGGTACGCTATGTTAGATACTAAAACCATTTACGAAACTGCTATGAAACAAATTGATAATATTGAGCCAATCCCTTTAACATATTCATATTCAGACACACAGTTCGAGATTCTTTGCAAATATATCAAAGAATTTGAATCAAAACTTGATTCTGAACATGAAGTAGGACTTCTACTTACCAATTTTGGTCAGTCAGTTACTATGCATGTTACTGAAATCGGATACGAGAAGTCCGTACTTATGATTTTTAAAGGATATGTTAATGGAAAGATGTCAACACTTATTCAGCACATTAGTCAGCTGAACTTTTTACTCATGTCAGTTCCGAAAGAAAATGATCGTCCAAAAAGACCTATTGGATTTTTGTCTCCAACCGTTGAATAGATTCCTGTAATGATTGAATCATATTTGTCTGAACTCCAACCATGTCGATTAATGCGTATATAAGCGATGCCGGTGGAAGACCCGTTTTATTTGATGGGTCTTCCATTTTTGCGATTATTTTCTTTTGCTCTTCTTCGGAATATAATAAATCTTTGTTCATATGTCCTACCTCCGTAAATCGTTGTAAATATCAGCTATAATAATATAAATGTATCGCAGAATCTTTTGACTTTCAATTTCATCTATTATTTTTATAATTTCTTTCTTATAATCCATAAATAACCCTCCCGAATGAAACTTTACTACAGTATATGTCTGGACAGTAGAAAATATGCATTCGAACATTTATTTTTATCATATTTTCCGCAGATCCAATGAAACAGGACACATGGATTAATATTCGCCCTTGCAAACTGCCAGAGATAGACTGGAATATTTGTGATTTCAAATATGACCTTTACTTTCACAAATATAAAGTTCGTTTTTACCGGATTTTCTGTGATTTCTACAATATCGTTCGTTCTTAGAATCTCTTTTATGCTCTGGCTTAAAGTTGAATGCTTGCACATATCCTCTGCCAAGCGGATGAAGCTTTTACGTAAATAATCTTGATTGCACATCGGCAAGTGAATGATGTAGCTTGCAAAGAAGATTACTCCTGCTGTGATCAGCAATCTCTCAATCTTCCTCATAATATATACCTCTTTAGTCTATAATTTATGTACTTAGTTATACCACTTTTTGTGCAAATTAATCGGGCAAAACGATAAAACTGCATTTTTAATGGATAAAAATATGAAAAATATTTCGGTTTTGACTATGCTATTGTCGATTCTTGCGGTATAATATATGCAAATTTTACCAAGGAGGAATGCACCATGAGAAGAAAACTTATAGTTGCAATGCTGTCAGGAATTTTATGCGCTTGCCCCATAGAAGTCTATGCAGACGCTGAAATGACTCAAGAAGAAACAGACATGAATTCTTTATCAGAGGAAGAATACAAGAAAAAATGTACCGAAATGTGGTATGAAGATATTACTTTCTCAAAGAAAAGTCTGGAAGGTCAGTTTGTCAAAATAGATCTTTACGTTGAAGGCACTGCAACAATAGACCCTTATGATTTAATGATCTCCGACAAGACTGAAAAGTATAATCTTAGCAGTAATTGCAGTCTTGTTGGCATTTATTCAAAAGATACCGACAGCTACGGAAGCGGCAATGACGTGGGTATTCTATACTCCAATGATTATGATTTCAAAAATACAGACTATGTTCCAGGGACTTACTTGACACTTTATGGGGAAATTATTGATTATGGTATCGACTATTGGAGCGGTCACAATTCAGCGTGGTTTATGCCAAAATATATCGAAAACGTGAGGGATGTTAAATGAGGAAAAGAAAGAAAATAGATAAAGTGACTCAAAAGATAAAATGCCCTGCTCTTACTTGTCGTAGTGCTAATGTTCAGATCGTTAGTAAAGGATTGTTCTCCACAAAATACCAATGTAAAAGTTGCGGTCGTATTTTCAAAGGATAAACAGCAACGAGCCGAGGATTTTACTCCCCGGCTCTTTTTATGGCAAAACCTGCATTCACGATCACATCTCCTCCCCAGAGTAATCTGGCAGGCTGTACCAACGTATTAAGATTTCGATTTTTTTCGAACTTCTGCTGAACTATTTACACATTTCCGTTTCAGTGCTACTATATTACCATAATTAATTGATTAGATGAGGATAATCTGATGAAAGTTGAAGCGTAGGCGATAAACGGAAGGTGATTACTATGAAAATTGCTATTTGTGACGATTGTGAACTACAGGTTGAGTATTTTAAGCATCGGATTGAACCGTTTTTGAAGCAAAACGGTGACCGGAATTATACGATAGACGGTTATTTCAGTGGGGAACCCTTGATAGATGATGTTAAGGACGGAAAATGGTTTGATATGATTGTCTTGGATGTAATACTTAAAAACGAAAATGGCGTGGATATTGCCAAAGAACTCCGAGAGTGTGGATATAAGGGCAAAATTGCTTTCTGGACAGCTCACAAGGATTTTGTTTTTGATGCGTTGGATGTTGAATTTACGCATTATATCATCAAGGGAAATGAACACGGAAGAATGTTTTCTATGATTGACAATACCTTGAGTGATATGAAACACAAGATGCTCACAATCAGACACAGAGATTGCATTATAAGGATTCCATTGAACAAAATCGAGTACCTCGAAGCACGGGATAAGCAAGTTTTTGTTCATTGCACGAACGGGATTATGCACAGTATGTATGCAACTTTAAAGTCGGTTGAGCCTTACCTTGATAAACGGTTTTTGCGTTGCCATAAGTCATTTGTTGTAAACATGGATTATGTGCAAAAGCTGGATTCTGATTTTACGATGTTTTCCGGGGATAAAGTGTTGATTCGTAAGAACGGATATGCGGATATTAAAAATCAATATTGGGAATACATTATTAAGTGAAGCAAAAGAGATGGTCTGTCAAGGAAGAAACAGACCATCTCTTTTTTTGAGTCCATGCTTAAACTCTGGGGAGGAGTTGAATTATGGTATATTTATTATATCACACTTGTTACACTTTGCAAATATCTTTTGCAGCCACAAATCCGTAGTACTTGCCTGCAATGCGGACATAGTGCCATGAAGCACCGTTTGTTGCTTTCTGAGTGAAATTCATCACGTCAACAAGGTTGCCTCTCACAAGCTTAGGCCATTTCTTAATAGACGGATAGTTGCCACCGGCCCACGTGCGAACATCCGTAGATGTTGCCGTTACTTTTCCAACAAAGAGACGTTGCGTCTTGTTCTGCTTATTGGTGATTGTAGTCGGTTTACTTTTAGCTCTGTCAACTTGCAAATACTTAGTTGCCGCCCATCCGATGCCGATTCCTGCAACTTTGACCTTCGTCCACATACCGGATTTCTCACCGTTAATTTCTACGCGATTTCCCTTGTTGATCTGTCCGAGAACATATCCGTTCGGTGTCTCACGAACATATAAATCGTCTACTGTTGATGTGGCTGTGCCTATTGCTTTCCATGTTTCTACGACAGTTTTCTCTTCTCCCCAGTCAATCCAAACATAACCGTCAATTGCCGGATCGCTGATAGCATAGGATTTATTGCGAACAGCTCCACCATTTGCTACTACGCCCGCTGCGCTAGAAGTATTTCCTTCATTGGTATGAACCTTCGAGAAGTCGAAACTCCGTACGCTTCCAACATGTGAACCATTGCGGAAAATAATCAAAGCTCCGTCTTTTGGTGTGCTGTGCCATGTTCCATTGGCTTTAGCGTGTCTTGTAATGCTCTGGCAATTGTAGAATCCACCGCCCATGATTTTTAATGCTTTAGTGATTCCGAGAACTTTTACCAACTTCCAGAACTGGTATTCCGCGCACCATGGTTGCCCCTGACATCCCGGCTGTCCCCAATTATCTACATCACGGGCAAATTTGGTGTAATTGTTATATCCGGCATTTTTCTGGAAATCATCAAGATAAGCGTTTGTCCGTTTTTCCAGATACGGTTTATTGCTGCCATTGTTTGCGTAATAATCACCGAGTTCTGTGAATTTTTGTAATTTTGTTTTTGCCACTGTTACTTCTCCTTTCTGTTCCGTCCGATAATCTGTATAGAACACATCCATATCAACATTTCCACTGATTCCTGAGACTTTTCCCTTACTGGAATACTGCCAGCCTACACCAACATTCGGACGTAATCTTTCCTGTACAGAACCGTTGTCGTTAGCCGGGTAACGAGCGATCCAACAATCATACTGCTTCAAAGCATCTGACAGAACGTTATTGTACCAATCAAGATTGCAATAGATGCCAACTTTATAACCGGCTTTTTTAATTCTGGTCAGAAATGCTACTGCAATATTCTCGATAGCCTGTTTTCCAAAGCTTCTCTGTTGACTCCATTCGAGGTCATAGAATACTGGAAAATCAAGTCCACGACCACCAAGAACGGAAAGTACGTCCTCAGCTTCGTCAATCGCTTGTGCCGGTGTCAAAGCGTAGCTGTACTTGTATCCACCAATAAGAATTCCATTGGATTTACAACCTTTGTAATTATGTTCAAAAGACGTATCAATTCCAGATTTCTGATGAATTCTCAATATCGCAAACTTGATTCCAGAATTTTTAACTTTCGTCCAATCAGGTTTCCCTTGAAAAGATGATACGTCAATACCTTTGATTTCTGCCATAATATCATCACTCCTTCTTAAAATTCACTGAACTGCAAGACAATAAATGTTGCATCGGTGCTGTGTGTTGCAGCTGTAGTATTAATAAAACTTACATTGAGTTTGCCAGCAACAGCCGAACAGCTTGCAGGTGTAAGCCATCCACTTGCCAGATACACCGGAACGAATACAGTTGCTCCATCAGCAACATTAAATGCCGTAGTTATGGTGCCTGTAGACGCTCCGCTTGTAGTAGATGGAACTTTGAATTTGACCATTGTGGCTTCTAATAATTTCAATCCTGAAGATACACCGAAAAGCCCTTTTACCTGCGCAACGGTTGTTTTCTTTGCCACATTTCCCGTAGCTGTCAAGAAAAAATCTGTATCTGCCGGTGCCGTGTTGTTAGTGAATGCGCTGATTTTCTTTACATTTAATGCATCTGCCATATTATTCACCTCTCATTTCTTTTATAATTTTTCTCAGTTCTTTGATATCCTCTTTTAGGTTGTCTATGCATTACCTCTCAATCACATCAAAGCTGATAGACTCTGTTGCAAAAAACATTTTCTTCAGTTCTTTTAGTTCCGATTCCAACGCCTTTTGTAAAATGATTTGTTGAAATTTGATATTTGTCAATTCTCTTTTGAACAGTTTTTCTATTTGCTCCGCTGACTGAGCTATATCCAATCTTTTTCAATACTTCCTGTAGTGTCCTAGAAGATTTTACAATATCTTCTAACTGATCTTTTGACAATAAGTCTACTTTTGCAGTTTTCAAAATGTCACTCCATTTCATTGAAATTATCAGACTATAACATATTCTCCCAAAAGCGGAACGCCCGGAATCGAACCGGAGACCAGAGCGCAACTCTGTCAGTTTGCCACTAGCGTACATTCCACATAACCCGGACACCCCGGGTTAGCAATATGTTTATCGTGTTATGCTTTCCACTAGGCTGTTTTATGCCGTGCCAGCCCCACGAAGTTGTTTCGGATATTATTATGCCTTTTGACTTTATGTTTCTTGAAAACTCCCTTGCCATCAATGCGCGCTTGTGATGGCTTATTGAAACTAAGAAACATTTATCGGACGGGAAATCAGATCAAACACAAGCCTATGCCGTTACATATCTTTGCTCATTCTGATTCACATACGCTCATCCGAAAGTTTTTTCTTCCCATAAAACGGATGGGTAGCATACGGAAGAAATGGAAATTCTGAGATTCGAACTCAGGACTTCCCGGTTATGAGCCGGGCGTTCTAACCACTGAACTAAATTTCCTGAGTAGAAAATATTACCAGCACCTCAAAGCTATATTTTCTACTGTTGCGATTCTTTGCCACCAGTCGCAACAAAGGCTCCCTATTTTGGTTTTGCTGTCACCTATACGGGAATCCCATCCGGGACGTTTGAAGCCCCTTTAGACAGCTCCGTTGAGCTAGATGGGTATCGGAGGGTCTATGTGAAATAAACCATTGCCAGGTACATGCGCAACCTAGCAAACGGGGCTAGTGGGATTCGAACCCACACATGGCGGAATCAAAGTCCGTTACCTTACCTTTTTGGTGATAGCCCTAAAATCTTTCTCCCACTCCGCACCATCACAAAAGCAGGAGAAAGAATTGTGTGTGATATAATTACTATTTCTGTAATGCAAACAATATATGTGGAGGAAATCGAATTTAATATAATCGACTACAGAAATTTTTTTACACTAAATCGGATGTAAAGAATATTTGCTTGCGTACCGCTCCACAATCGGGTAAGCGTATCCTTCCGGTTTAATTATAGGTTTAACCCGTTCTATGATAAAAAACGGAATAATCCTCGTAGGAAATGCTAAAAGCATATTTTTACCTCGCTGTGCAGATTAATATGGTATTCAGAATGATTCCTAATTCCATCATTGTAAAGAAGAAAATAGAAAACATCGGTATTTTCTGCTCGTTAATTTGCGTCATGAGGAATGCAGCCAACGTTGTGAACACTATTATGTTGATTGCTACAGCAATGATCGTTAATGGTAATCTCATTTTTCCTCTCCAATCATAAAATTAAGTATCTTCTCTGCGATTTCTTCTTCCGGCTCAAATGGCAAGCCGCATGAATTATAAGCAATTAAAGCCGATTTTAGGCTTGCTTTGAATCCGTGGTAAATTTCCCCATGTTGGAGCAATTCGTGCCTTAAAACTGAAATTGCATCAGTAATTGATTGAGAAGTGAAACTAATTTGTGCCAGACACTCCATTTCAATATCCGGCTCCGCCACCATCTCGAATACAAATGTCGGAACCTCGTCAACAGCAACATGGAAATCAACAGACTTTACTCTTGGGACTTTATTCCCATCAATAAAATACTGCGTCCCTCTCCAATCATACGGTTTAGGGTTCACAATTCTTACAACAGGCATCTTTGAATCCCCTTTCCTGTGCTTTGCAATATGCCAGAAGATGTTCTGCAATCTCTCTGAGCTGATTTGGGTCGTATTTCGGGCAAGTTAATGGTCCTTTATCCACTAAATCAACACTTGCTTCGGCATCAATCAACATAGTCGCTACATCAATCGGTTCATCTGGGAGCATTAAATCGTCCTGGTTTTTATGTACTCCCATAAAAAGCTCGATTCCATCCGCTTTCACTAGCATGTAATCGTGAACTTTATCGAAGTCCGGTGCTTCCTCTGTAATAACTGCTTTTCCATTCTCAGTGTATACATAATAAACTTTCTTGTTACTATTCATGCTTCCTCTGCCTCCCCAAAATATTTCTTGTATAATTCATAATCGTTTTTGCCAATCAGATCTTTGACTCTGTGTGTTTTTTCCATTCGAAGATTGCTATACACAAAAATTGTTTTAGTAACCTGTATACGGCATTCGCCAACATCAGTTATTCCACTTTCAGTTTCGATTCTCTCTTCAGCTGAGAACCAATGCCTATTCGGAGTTAAGAAATAAACCCTTTGCGTGCTTACTCCAAACGAGATATATTTCAAGCTTGATTCGTCCGTAAAAACCTTTTTTGCCGATTCTGTATCGTACAGTCTTCCGTCCTCCAGAACAGCTTTCTTGTGATGATACTCATATACCTTGTCATGCATTAAAGGTTTTTCAAGCGGATGCATCTCAAGTTTTTCCTGAAAGCCTTTTTTATTTTTGAAAAATTTTTCAAGCAAAGACATCTGTCTACCTCTTTCGAAAATATTGTTCCAATGCTTCACGAGTGACCTGTGATACACTCTTGCCGGTTCGGTTTTTCTCAGCTATGAGTTTTCGTTCTAGCTGGTACGGCAACCGGATGCGGATGGATTCGCCTTGAGGATTATTATTTTTCATAGGCAGTATCCATCTTTACTGAAAGAATCGGTTTGTCATCAGTTTTCGCTAAAAGAGTAATGCCTTTACCCTCTTTCCAAGGAGATGTGACTATCTGAATATTGGAAACTCCAGTTTCACTACAGACATTCAGTAGTTGTCTGGCAATATCCATTAAGCCTGACCGAAGATAACCATCGTTGTTTACTATTTTTTCCATCTTGTGCCTTCCTTTCTGCGGATGTCAGTGATTATCAATCGTTAAGGCTTACGGCTTGTTATGTTGCAATCACTATCTCTGCCATGTTGAGGGATTGTTGTTAAAAGGGCGTTTTTTAAATTTTGGGGCGGTCGGGGCACTCATTAGGCCGTTCGGGGCATCCATATACACCCCCCTCCCGGGTCTGTCTCTGGTGACGCTGACCGGGCAACCCTTTGCCCCATGGGTTCCCGTTGTCCCGGTCTTAACGCTGTTTTTCGGATACCTTCGGCGGTAATCAAGGGAATTATAATGCGTATCAATTTTCAGAATATTACATCTATTTAATAAACACTTGTTTTTTAAATAGACTGCTATACATCATGCACAAATTCAACTGTTATATATGTGCATATTTACTAAATACTGCCATGTCTACCGCTTTTCGGTCTGTTTGTTCGCCATCTGCGTACATTTCAACAATCTTGTGTACGTTCCACGCTGTTATAACTCCGGCTTTTCCATCTCTGGAAGCTCCAGAACATCCTTGTACTTGTCTGCGATCTGCTGCGCTGTCTGCTGTGGTATGCCCTGTTGCTGTCCTGCTGGAATTGGTGCCGTCTCTGCCATGCCGTAAGCAGCTTTTGCTACGAAAATTAAGTTTGCATTTGTTCCGGGCTGGTTATGCAATCTATTAAGCGTACAGTTTTTGCAAATATCGAACCATTTTTTCACCGTGTTGCTATGTGCTGTGGCAGTTCTATAATCCCCACGCATCCAATCGCTAAACGTTGAACGGTTAATTCCTACCAGAAAGCTAAATACTTCCAGAGTTGGCAAAACATGATACTTACTGCACAACCTTACAAACACGCTAAACATATGATCTAATAATTCTATATCATCGTTACTAGGTTTCTGTATGTGATCAGCGATATAAAAAATCATATCAACAAAACTGTCAGCTACTTCTTTTCTGTAGTTCTCACTATCAGGTGATACACATAACACTGTATTAATATATTCATCAGCATATATATTAATATTGCTTAAATATACTTCTGTTTCCTTTTCTGTTTTTATAGCATTATCTTTCACTGTATCACCTCACTTTACAACGTTAATCTATAAAAATATTGCAAATAAAAAAGCACAGAAAAACATGTGAGCCATTGTTCCGGCTCCTGTTATCCTGTGCAAAATGCGTTAAAAAATATATTTCGTTTTCGTGTCTATTAACAGTATTAACATACAAGTTGTTGTTCTGTCAACTATTTATTTAAAATTTTTAGTCAATCTCATATAACGCCATATACTATATCTATATATATTATTATACTATATCTCTATATACTGTATATAATTATATATAATATTATTATTAATCAACTCTAACCTTATGGAATCTATGGAGGGATATAAAAGATATTAACATACAGTAGTGTACTGATAATCTATTAATATATAATATATATAGTTCTATTAGGCACACAAAAAGCCAGACCTTCCGGCATCTGATCCGGCATGATCTGGCTGCAAATTATCGTTATTTTTTTCGCGTCAGCTGCTCAAACTATCCCTCCATGAGTTCCCCGCGGCCGTCGTTGGTGTGAGTATAGCGCAACGATCTGGAAAAAGTCAAGCAGAAAAAATAAAAAAATTTCTTGACAAAATGCGATTTGTTGTGTTAGTTATATTATAACAGCTTCGGCGGTTGGCTGTTAATGGGCGTATATTATGCGCTATCTCTCCAAAAACCGCCACAAAAAGCATTATAAAAGCCCTATGGTAAAATCCAAGGGGCTTATTTTTGCGCCTATTTGCAAGTGTTATTGTAGTACATATGTGCGTTATATTGTCAATACATATATGTGCGTTATTTCAATATTTTTTCAAGTCTGTCTAGCTCTGCAAGAACCGTATCCCTGATAAATGCGCTATTACTTTTGTTAAGATGCAAATTTTCAATTCGTTTTTTAGTGTCTTTTGGGAATACTATATTAAGTCTATAGTTATTTTTTTCATAAGTTCTAATCGCTTTTCGCTGTGCTTCTGTTGCCATAATTCAATTGCCTCCCGTTCCTGTTTTTCTTCTATTATAATGTATGTGCGTTATATTGTCAATACATATATGTGCGTTATACAATATATACAATTTGCCTTGCTATATATGTGCGTTATTTGGTTAATATTACATCTTGTATATGTGCGTTATATATGCTATTATAATATCAACGAAAGGAACAAAAGAAACAAACAACCGAACGCCCCGAACCACTCAAGCCAATGAGGACATAGGAAAGCCGATTCGATTAATTGAAAAATTCTAGTTCCATTTACAGAAAAATAAAAAAGCCCGGCAGACTTCCAAACCAAACCGGGCACCAATCAAAAAAAGAAAGGTAGCCCTATTATAACAGGGGCAAAGGTAAAAAGCAATGAAAAAAATTAATACATTAGAAATCAGCGCCAAAAGATGGTTTCAGAAATCTTTTGGCAATACTTACCACGTTGTAAAGGCCGTAGTTAACGAGGAAGAAGTTGTTATCTCTGATATCTGTTATGGATATGATAACCACTTCTTGACCACTGCCGCCAATCTGCTGCGCAATAAAGGTTATGAAGTGCCAGAAGATAACGGAAAAGCTTACGCTATGATGGCAAAATTTCCGTGCACTGTGGAAGATGTAAAGAGAAAGAAAGACTTAACTTTCTAATGGGGGTGTTGATATGAATAACAAATATTTAAAATATCTTAATTGGGCGGTCTTTACAATGATTGACCGTTCCACACAGGACGACCAAAAAAGCAAGATCAACGTTGCTGGGGCTTTCAGTTATCCAAGCAACGCGGAAGACTTTATAAAAACTCTTCCGGCAGATCATAAATGGTATATTTTAGACTTTGACCGCCTGGAACGGTTTGAGGAGTTCTACAACTTCGTTCAGGACATCAATGAAGAGTATGGAGAACACGCAATATTTCATATTAATGACGGCGGTTTCTTAGTCGACGAATTGAACTGTTTTCGATATATGCTCAATATTTACGTTGATACAAAATTAGAATAATATTCCCGGTGGAGGTGTAAACATGGCAGATCGTGAAAAAGTTAACCGGATAACTGTATCTCTTGCAGAACTGTTCCCGGAGCGAAAAAACGAACTTGAAAAAAATAAATGGTACTACGATCATAGTTATATTAACTATGATGAATGGGACAGAAATATTGAGAGCATATTAGACAGTTGCTTTTGCAATAAAAATACACCGTGCTGCGGATGCGAAAGTGTGGAAGTATGTACAGCTAAAAAGGCATGTTAAAACAGGAGGGTTGAAAATGATTAAAATTGATATGTGGTACAACGACAAAAAGGAACAGGCAACCGGGCTGGATATTCAATTTAACGATCTTGGCTGTTTTTATTCTGGTAATATAAGAATTTTTGGTAAAATAGTTGGTGATTATTACGCGGACAGCGTGCAAGAAATTTGTGAAGCGTTCCCACATCTGAAAAAGAAAATAAATGCTTGTTTAAATTAGGCGTAATGGTTTCCGCCGGGTTCGATTCCCGGCAACGCCTTTTATATCAGTTGAAAAGCTGGTATAATAACAAAAAAACGGAGGACAAAAAACATGAGAAAAGAAGAACTATTATTCAAAAAATCAGAAGCTGTGAAAAATATTCAGTGGTACGTGAAAAACGTACTTACCGATGAGGATTTGAAAGCATTTTCAATTCCGCAACTCGAAAAAATGATAGACTTAATGGAGCGTGCCGAAAAATTCCGCGAAAGTTGCAGCCCCTTCTACACCTTGTCAGCAACTGAAGTTGTTCAAAAAAGTACGGGGAAAATTGCATATTTCGAAAATTCGGGCGAAGTCCGGGAAGAAACCGCCGAGGAATATTTAGCCGATAGAAACGAATGGGACGGAGGCGCAAGAATTTACCGTGAGATTCTAAAAAAAGCCAAAGAAAAAGCGTGA